AACATGATTGATTTATCATCAACTAAAACACACAATCCAGACGATTTTAACTGGGAAGTAGAGAATGGCAGAAAACCAAACACTAAACTAAAAAGGATTCCTAGTGGATCAAAAATCTATTGTCATGAGCCTTATGCACAGGAACTTTTAGATGCTTATAATACTTATTTCAGAGACGTTCCTGAAAATACGAGTTTATCTAAAGATCTTGACGAGGGTAACGTTTACCCATGTAAGGTCGTAAGCGTTACAGAGACTGAGGCACTAGCTCAGACAAGCACAGGTCAAACAATTTACATAGATCTTAAAAAGGAGAGAAAAGACGCTGACAAATTAAAAATAACTGGTATATCTTTCAATCCGGGAGATGTATTACAGGCTAAGGTTAGAAAAAGCGGCGGGATATACACAGGTTCAGTTGTTGAATACTATATCCACAGTCTTAGAGTTGAATTATTTGAACAAATTAAGAAGGAGTCTAGCGCATACAGAGTTAAAATTGAGAGCATTAATAAAGGAGGATACATTGTTGATCTATCAGGAATTAAATGTTTCTTACCTGGATCTTTGGCTGCTGCTAATAGAATTACGGATTTTGAATCTTATATAGGTAAAGAATTACATGTAATGATTGAAGGCTACGTTGAAGCTAAAGACATCTTCATCGTTTCTTATAAGAAATATCTTAATAAAATTATGGAAAGCAAGATTCAGGAATTGGATCTTACAAAGAAATATAAAGGATATGTTACTGGAACAAGTAACTTTGGCGTATTTGTTGAATGGGAAGAGGTTTACACAGGACTTATTCATAAAACTGAATTCAGCGAGGATAACTCGATCACTGGCGTAAATCCTGGTGACGAGATCGAATTCTACGTTAAGGAAATTAAAGATAATAACAGATTAACATTAACTCTAGAGAAACCTCTAGAAAGAAACGTTATTATACACGATCTTGATAAACAAATCAAGGACGGAACATGCGAGCCAATTGAAGCAAAAATTAAGCACAAGAGAAAGAATGGTATTCTTATTGATCTTGTAGCATTTGGTCTTATGGCTCTTATCCCTCAGGAGAGAATTGGTAAAAATACCAAAAATCTTAAACCTGGGGATGATCTACTAGTTACGGTTTATGAAGTTGAACCTGCTAGCGGAAAAATTTTCGCAGAGCCGGTAAATGACCGATAACAGAACACATTTTGATAAGCTCCATGCTCTTAGCTCTTCGGTAATCGGATTCGAGTTTGAATTCTATACTAATATGCTAAAGGGCAGGGCAGCCGAATCACTTTCTAAGCTAATAAACAAAAAGGTAGTGGTATCCGAAAGGTACCACTCTAATATTGTTGTGGATGCCAGCACATGTAAGCTAGAGCCTGATTATTCAGGGGGAAGCAAAATGATGGAGTTCATTACTGGACCACTACCATATAATGAAGCTATTACCATAGTAATTAAAGTTCTTAATTGGATAGATGAAAATGGCTGGACTACAGATAGATGCGCATTCCAATTCTCTGTTAGTTTTGATAAGTTCAGAAAAGAAGTTAAGGATAAGATAGAAAATCTAGATAAGCTAAAATTTATATTAGGATTTGACGAGAGCTTTATCTATTCTAAATTTGGCGATAGATCTAAAAACGTTTATGCTAAATCTATAAAAAGAGTGGTTCCTAGAAATAGATTTTCTATAGTTGAAAATCTAACCACTATTGATCCTACAATGTTTAAAGTTCCTGAGGACAAATATTATGGTGTAAATTTCACAAAAATACCAAAGGGGTATTTAGAATTTAGATATCTTGGTAACAGAGACTATCAAAAGAAAACCAAAGACATAAGAGAGATAATAGATTATGCGATACTTTATCTTTATGATTTGCTTAGCCATAGAATATCAGGATACTCAAAAGATGATCTTGCTAAGCTTCAAAGTATGATGAATCAGTATACTAAGGTCGTTAGATCTTTTAGTAATCCCGATTTCTTCTTTAGAAATTACCCAGATTTTCACATCTTTGTAGATCTTAAAGGCTTGGACGAGAATATAAAAACATACTGGTCAATTATCAGAGATAAAATATTCGACATAATCGTTGAGGGCAATGTTACGTCAGGATATTTTAATTATGACACTACCACAGGAAGATGCCAACTAAAAGACGCTAGAAGTAGAGAGGCTTTAGAACTTAAAGACATTGATCTTATTCTTTGTGACATAAAGAATGGCGTAATTAAAAACTGTAATATCTATAGTTCTAAGATAAAAAAATCATCGATAGAGGAATGCTATATAGTTAATGACACTACAGTTACATCTTCAAAGATTAAAGACTGTGTTGTTGATTTTGGAAATGAACTTGAAGATTGCTTTATTGATTGCGAGGGTAAAAGTATTAACTGTAAGATAAAGGATGGAGTTCTAAGAGCCGGTGAGATTGGAGAAAATGCTGACGTAAGTAAGGAGACACTGAAAGTTAAAGGCTGGGAAGATCTCAGAAAAGAAAGGTTCGTTACTGACAAGAGATTAAAGGATCTAAATGCTAGATACAATAATCAAAGATTTGGTAATATGAATTTTTAAAAATAACCGCTAAAAGATGACAGAAGAAGAATTAATACAAGAAATAGAAGACGCACTTTCTTTTAGCTGTGCTCTTCCATATAATCTAAATCAGCAAGAAACAAAAAGAATAATTAAAAGAGCCAAGGCGTGGTTTTTTGATAACTATCAATATGCTGTCGAGGATAGAGTTTTCATTCTTCAGAATGAAATATTTAGACATCCTGAATTTAGAGCAACCAGACAAATAAAATTGCCAGAATCTATCATTAGCGTATATGACGTTAGAGAAGTTGGTGGTTCTGGTATATCAGGTAATCCTGATAAAGATTTCGGTGATTCTAAATTACTTGGATCAGAGTTACTCCTTTCTCCTTTTGTTGGGGATAACCTAGTTTATCGTACTGTTATGTACTCATATTTCGATTTAGCTAAAGCTTATCTTTTGAGTACATTTGCTTTTAAGTGGAATAAAAACAGCAAAAAATTGACTATTTTGGGTAGAGACCCTGGTAGATCAGGTAAAAACCAACAAGCTCAGCTTGCTCAGGGATTTGGGTCCGGCGGTACTGATGTATCTGTTAGATGCTTTGTTGCACTAAATGACGATGATCTTTTTGCAGATGAGCTTTTTGTTAGATATTGCATTGCTAAATCTAAAATAGCATTAGCAAACATGCTTTCTGTGTTTACGTATAATTTACCTGGTGGGGTTCAGATAAACTCTTCTGATATCAAAACAACAGGGGAAGCTGAATTAGCAGAAGTTATGGAGATGATTAATGGAGAAAACACCCCTTCATATTTTTTACAGTGGAATTAAAAAATTAATAGATATTACTATAGAGAAACCCCCTGTTTTTAAAAAAGCAAGGGGTTTTTTGTTTACGTTCGGCGTGTTTAAAACCAGCGATATATAATATGAAAAATTTTCTATGAGAGAGATTTATAACAGGGATCCACTAGACCCAAGCTACAACCCATATCAGATCGAAACAACAGATCCGGTAGAAATTTGTGTGGGTCAATTAAAAATGATGCTTCTTACCAATAAGGGAGAGGTACTCGGTGATACTAAATTTGGTCTTAATCTGGAGGAGCTTCTATTTAGTTTAAATCTTTCCGAATCTAGCATAAGAAAAGAATTGGATTTATTTTTAAAAATATATATCCCCCTTTTTAGGAAACTCGGAGCCTCTTATGATCTTAAATTTTATGTAGGAACGGAAAGAGATATAGCAACAATAGATTTTAAAATACCAGTAGATGGAGGATTAAGTCCTCTAGTTACACTAAGAATAACCTAATATACAGAAATGAATATTTTTAAGAAGAATAATATCCTAATTAACGGTCTATTAAACGACACGTTTTCTTTCCTGCAAGACACGTATAACCAAACGTCAAATCTTTTTACCGTAGCATCTGCTTGGGGACAGATACTTTTTGTTTTACAGAACCTTTCGCAGATGATTCTATATTTCATAGAGGATTCGATAACCGAATTAAACATAGAGCAAGCAACTAGAGATTATTCGGTTAGAAGTTTAGCTAGAATAGCTGGTTATGATCCAGGAAGAGCAAGTACTGCACAAGGTGAAGTAACACTATCTTGGAATAGAAGACAATCAGATATAGGAGGAAGCGCGGTTATAATAAATAACCATGCTCAAATAAGATGTCAGGAAAACGGTAAATTATATTCTTTAGTTTTTGGATCTTCAAGAGTAACCATTCAACTTGGCGGTAGTCCAAGCCCTCTTAGGGTTAAAGTAGCCCAGGGCGATTTTATCAGTTCTGTGGTAACAGGAACCGGCAACGCTTTACAAAGTTTTAATCTTCCATCTTCTTCTGGAGCTTACCTTGATCAGTTCTATGTTGATGTTTATGTTAATGAGGAAAAATGGAGAAGATACGATTCGCTATATGATATTCCTTTAAATGGGAAGGGGTTTATGGTCAGAACAGGAATACAGGAAGGTTTAGATGTTTATTTTGGTAATTCTAATTTTGGTATGGTTCCACAAAGAGGCTCGAGAATAAGAATAGAATATCTTCAGACCACAGGAGGATCGGGAAACGCTATTTCGACTAAGGAAAAACCACTAACATATAAATTTGTTAGCAGCGGAACCGATTTATTTGGTGCTGAGACAGATCTAAATAACTACATAGATGCACTTAATTCTATTGATCCTTCTTTTGGTACAAATCCTGAAAGTATAAATCTAATAAGATTGGTTGCACCAAAGACTAGTAGATCTTTTGTTTTTGCCAATGCTCAAAATTACGAGATTTTTCTAAATAAACTTGGGATATTCTCGCAGATCCAAGCATTTTCTACATTTGATGATGATTATCTGGATGATGATAACGTGATTTATATTTTTCTAGTCCCCGATATAACTTTAAATATCTCTTCTAATGAGGATTATTTTGATATACCAGTATCTGATTTTTTACTTACTACTAACCAGAAAAATAAGATAATAAATCTTATTGAGGATTCTGGATCTATGATCGCAACAACTGTTGTTAGAGTAGTGGAGCCACAGGTTAAAAGATATGTTGCAAACGTGGTGATTACTATGTTTGAAGGATATGATCCAGAGACAATAAGACAAGCTATAAGAAAGAAAGTTTCTGAGTATATGCTAAATCTAAAAAGAAGAGATTTCATTCCTAAATCTGATATAATAGCGTTAGTCGAATCAGTCGAAGGAGTAGATTCTGTTTCTTTCTATTTTGTCGGGGAAGCTAATGAAAAAAATCAAACTTTACTTAGAAGCTTAGATAACGTTTCTGATGCTCAATTACAACAACAGGTTGGGCTTAATGATTTCGGTGATATTATAATAGGTAGAAATGACCTGGTTGTTTTAAGAGGAGGCTGGTCTGATAGAAACGGTACAAATTATCAACAAGGAATAGTCCAGGGTAAACCAGGAGCTCTTAACGTCAGTATTGCTAAAATAATACCGATGAATTTCAACATGTCACTAAATGCTGAAATGAAATCTCAACTTATAAACAATAACTAATGAATAACTATTCACCATTTTTCCCCGACCTTAAGAAGGGAGTAAACTATACAGTTGCTGGAATAAAACCAAGAACTGATAACACTACTTTCTACGATGCTAAGGATTTATATCCAACAGAACAACTTGCTTCTGATAGATCTTATAATATAGGATGCTCCGGATACAGAAGGGTCCTTTCTAGCGGTTTGGGCGAATATAAATATGCACCTTGCTCTGATATGTTGGAATATAAAACTATTATGAAATTAATGCCAAAAATTCCAGTAGAAAGAAGGTACTATGAATTTGATCCTACACAGAATATCTATGATATAAGGGATAGCTTTAATGACAATCTTTATAACGGATTTGATTATAAAGATCAGTTATTAAAAAGATCTTTATCCAATGTTCTTTATAGAGATCCTATTAAAGAGGGAATACTTGGATATTATAATAGGGTAGTTTTTAGTTTGGTTGAACCAACCAAAC